GTAGGCATCAGTCATCCCTCTCTCGCAAAGCCTCAAGTCGTCGTATAATTTTCTTAGGTATGCCCTTTTTTGGGTAGTGTCCATGCTTTTCATAAAACGCTTGAATCGCTTCTCTCGCAGGACCAACCTGTCGCCCCTCTTTCAACATGGCGCGTATGCGCTGTGCTTCATCCACTTTTGCTTGTTTCATGTCTATTTGATGCTGATACGATTGAGTCTGTGGCGTTTGTTGTGGAGCGGTGTTTTGGGCTTGTTGAGACACTTGTTGCTGTTGCCGTTGCATTTCGCGCATCTGTTGCGCCGCTTCGGGGAAACCTGCGGCCTCCATCTCTTCGGGCGTCATCTTGAGTAAGAGCCAAGCCTTTTCAAAAGGGTTCATCAAATCACCTCTTCGGTCTTGCCAAGGTTGTAGTCCATTGGTTTCTTACAAGCGCCGCATCGTTCAAGGTAGCAGAAGTGTAGCATGCCACAGAAGCGGCAACGCGTACCTGCGCCAATGTTGACAATATCGCGAATGTTGCGTGTCTTCATGTTTTGGCGTTTCATAACACCCTTCAATTTGTCACGCGCATCGGTCTTCACCATGGACTCTTCGGCCTTACGCCAGCCTTGTTTTTCGAGGCGTTTCAGTTCATTCAAGTCCATGTCGCTCACCTTCAAGCGGTGACTACTACGACATAGAGGTTTCCTTGCATAAGGTACGAAGTCACACCTTCAATGGTTTTACCACTGGTGTAATCATCGAGTACCTTTTGCACTCCGCCTGTCACTGTTGCGCCTGTTTCGCACGACTGTTCGGGAGTGAACTCAAACACTTTCGTATCCGACAAGGTGAATCACCTCATCGCTTACCGACTGCGAACAATTTGCCACCCAATGCTGTGCCGGGGTCGCCGTGAGTCACGGTGGTTCCAGTAATTACAATCGTTTCTTGAGGCACGCCTGCGCCACCCCCGTTAGGGTTGACCATAGCCATGAGGATTTCACTCATGTAGTCGCTAAGGTCTGTGCTTGTGTCGCCGTCCTCGACAGTGCCTGTAATCACAATTAGATTGCCCATTGCTTGTGGTCGTGTATCTGCTGTAAATGCCATCATTCATCATCTCCTGTTGTTGTTTGTGCTTCTTCCGCCTCGTTATTAGTATCTTCGGCAGGAGCAAGCGATTCGCTTGCCTTCGCGAGTAGCGTCTTCTTTGTGCTTGTAGCGCGATAAGAAATTGCTTTCTCGTCAAGCCAAGCCATAATGTCGCCCTTTGACCAAGTGTTATCCGGTGAGCCACCCTTGAGAGCCGCCTCTTCGTAACCTTCGACTACAAAGTCCTTGCCGACGAAGATTTTATCCTTGTTGGACTCAATCCATTCTGCTGAGACTTCTCGCGCTTCCCCCCAAGTCCACCAACCAAGACGACCCATGTTCGCACCTGTGCGAAGTCGCCCTTTGTAGGTAATTGTAGGCAAAAGAAACACCTCACTGCAAGTCACGGATGGAACCGCTCGCGCCAAAGAAAGAGCACCACATTTCGCCCATCGTTCGGTAAAGTCCTTCTTGACCGAGACGGTTGATTGCGAATGGGTCGCCTGTTTCGATACCGCTTTCAAAGTATTGAGTCGGGATTGCTGTTTGGAACCACATGTAATCAGTGTCAAGGTAGTACATTCTTGAGAGAGTACCAGCGCCATCAGTAGGCATATCCTTGGTTGGAATCATTGGAACACCGTTGTAAGTAGCAACAATAAATCCTGCTTCCATACCCGGAACACCCTTCACACCGTTGTATGTAGGAGTAACGCGCTTGCTGTCCATAAATCGCTGTTGCGATTGGAGCAATTGTTGAACGCGCATCAAAGTGTCGTAGCCAGTAAGCATGACCTTTGGATTTCCACCACGGGTCCAAAGTTGTTGGAACAATCCGTCAAGTTGGTTGAGGGATAGATTGCGGTTGGTTGCGGCGGTTGAATTATCGCCTCCAACATCAACCTCAGCGGAATGCCAAGCCTCGCTACCGTCGCGAGTGATGGAGTAAATGTCGTGGTCGCTCATAGCGCTCACCGAAGTCTGCGTGACACTCTGCACAGCAGGGTCGGATGTAAGACGGTCGAGAGATTCGAGGTTGTTACCAGCAGGAGTGTCAACATCAACAAGAAGCATCTTGTTAATCATTTCAGCGTGATGCTTACCCATCTCTTCCTTGAGGACTTGACGAGCATCGCCAAGACCATCGTCCTTGTCGGACAAGAACATTGCAACTTCCGATAGGTCGAAGGTGTGAGCAATCGTCTTTGGCTTGGTCGAAATGTTCTCGAATGTTGGCTTCTTGGTGTCCGGTAGTGTTCCGTTCTCGGCGATACCACCAGTCACGCCACTTTCAGCGCGAGCGGTAAGAATACGCCATCCACTGCGCTCCCATGGCTTCTTAGGAAGAATCGAGAAGGCGTTGAACTCTTGGTTCAATTGTGACCAAACCTTTCGTCCGTAAATTGCTTGGTAAGTTCCTGCGGTGGTGGACAACAAAGGCGCGTCTGCCTTGAGAATGTCACCTGCTCCGTAGGTGTAGCCGGTTTGAGAAGCGCCACCGTAGTAGTATCGCTCCATGTCTTGAACTGTTCGTACATAATTTCTTGCCATCAGTAATCGCCTCCTGTCAACGCTTTGCTGGCAAGTCGGTGAACATCGTTCCACGACAAATCGGCCATCTCAGCGGTGTTAGGAATGGTAACGGTTGCGGTGCTTGCTGACTTTGCAATCATCGAGCCGCCGGTTGAGGAAACATTGTCGATGCGCTCATTGAGAGCAAGGACAGCCTTTTGCAATTCAACCAAAGGTGCGCGGGAATCAAATTGAGACTTCGCGATTGCGTCAGCCTCAGCCTTTTGTTCCTTAAGGAATCGGTCTGTAAAGTGACTGTTCAAGTCAGCCTTGAAGTTCTGCTCAGTAGCCGCGGCCTTGAAGACCTCGTAAGCAGATTCGATTTCGGATTGGGAAACATTGCCGGGAGCAAGGTACTGGCTCTTGATAACAGTCTTGTTGCCGGTTGGTGCGGAACCAAAGTTCTGCTGTGGTCGCTTGCCGGAGTCGTCTTCGCCAGCGCCCTCAAGAGAACCTTGTCCTCGCATGTCAAAAGACGATTCGCCCGGTCCGTATCCCTTGTTGAAGTGGTCGCGTGCGGCGCGTGCATCGTAGCCTGCGCTCTTCACGGTGGACTCAAGCCAAACCAAGTAGTCACTCGTAATCATATCATTTCCTTTGCTCATTTTTTCATCATCCTCTTTGTCTTTCTCGTCATCATCGGAGTATGCCATGCTTTCTTCCTCTTCGTCGTCTTCGTCGTCTTCGTCGTCGTCTCCGAACATAGGCGGCTTTGGCTTGTCTTTTTTAGGCTTCATCAAATCTTCGATGCCCTTGTTCTTTTCTTCCTTGTCTTCTTCCTTATCGTCTAATTTCTTAGAAAGACGCTCAAGGACGCTTTGCAGTTCTGTCATCGTATTGGTCATATTCTCACCTGTATCCTCCTTAAGAATACGAAATTGCGCTTCGGGGTTAATACCCTTCTCGCAAATCGTCACTTCGTGGAGTTCCATGCGCCGAATTTCGCGGTAGTCACCGCGGGTTTGGTCGCTCTTGTTGACGCGCTCAAATGCTTGACCACCGATAGAGAACGAGCGCAGGTTCCCTTTGCGGATTTCGGAAGCCACTTCGCGTGCCTTCTCAATGTCACCACGGAGTTTGATAACAACAAACATGCCCGTGTCATCCACTTCCGACTTCCATAGTCGTCCGTTGGAATCAGTGTAGGAAGGAATGACCGTTCCTACTTGAATGTTAGAGTGTGCGAGTTGCACATTGCGGAACCCTTCTGCTTTCATGAAGCCTCCGAAGGCATCTTTTAGGGCGGCGCGAGTGATTAAATCACCCTGCTTGTCAACCATTTCAACAGATGCATAGCCTGCAACAACCAAGTCGTCCCCCATACCCTTCAAGATGATGGGTTCGGAAACCGAGGATGGAGCCGCAAGGATAGCCATTGACTTCGCGATTTTCATTCATGGTATATGAATGGAACCCTACCTTAGAGCGATGACACCATCATCTTCAAGAACTGCTTCTTCACCCTCACTGCTTAGCAGTCTCTTGGTTTTCTTTGAAGTAGCAGGCTTCTCGTCACTTTCTTCGCGAGCCGCAGGGTCGAAGTCGGGGAGCGTATTGTCATTGATGTTTTGAGTAGGCCCGCGCGGGTGTTCATCGGGTGTTGCATAACCAATACCCAATCCTTGCACACCTGTGCTGGTGATTTTTTCTTTGGACAAATGTTCTAATCCGCGCTCCATCAATTCAAGTCCACGCTTGATAATCTCTTCTTCCTCGTCAAGAACCTTTTTTGGTTTCTTCACATGTCCAGCAGGTTTTTCGGGATTCACTTCATCGTATTCGGGTTCACCCTCTTCTTCCTTGAGTAAAAGAGCGGCTTGATACTCCCAATACACCTGTTGGTCTTCGGCTAAACGAACGAGATATTCGTTACCCCATGTAGTGGTTTGAGGTTCAACAAACCAAAGACCTTCTTCTTCGCGCGTTTTACAAATAACATCATCGTCAAAAGCAGGGAAGTTGATTATGATTTTACCTTTCTTGAGCGCTACGCGCTGAGCGACATGTTGCTCACCTGTGAGAATTGTAAGGGTTTCAACGCTGTCGGATGCGAGAGGTTCGTTGTCCGTAATCTTCGCGGCGCGTATGCGATAAACAGGGTGTTCTCCTTTCGACGCACTCACTCCTGTGCAACGAACTGTTGCAAAATCCCCCGCCTTCAAACCACGCGGTCCTTTCGCGTTACCTACCATCATGTAATGCTCACCTTCGTACTCCTGCGCGCGCTTACCATAATGTTCGGGATGCATGAGGGGTCCTACTCCAACAGTGTAATTCTTGCCGGTGCGTGAAAGTATGATAACATCAACCATCTTTTCTTTGCTAAGCAACACCCATTTAGGATGACGAGGTTCACCCTTCATGTAAGTCGCGTTCGCATCGCGGAGAAGAATGTCAATGTTCTGCTCACCTCGCAGTCCTTCAATAGCGGTCTGCAATCCTTCCTCATCGCTACGCTTGGTGTTGATAGGTTCGGGCATCTTGATGTGTTCACTGGATTCGTATTGAGCGCGAAGATGACGGATGCGGTCCTTAGCAGGCATGTTGTGAGTATCTTCATCCGCCGTCTTTAGCAAATCAATGACTGTCATGATGCCGTCATGAAGAATCGCGTGGACTACAAAGTCCTTCTCATACACTTTGTCTTTTTCTTGCACAATTGCTTCATCCAGTTCAACTTCACCGTTAGCACCGTATGCAGTCATCTTCTTTCCTTTTTTTGTCACGATGACATGTTCTCCTTGAGGATAAAGCGTGATGACCCAATCGCCTGTAAATCCGCGCAAATGTTGCATGTCTTCTAAACTGAAAATACGATGCATGAATTTGACCGGAGGTGGACGACCTTCGTCTTTGAAAATGAGTGAGTCGTCTATGAGAACATCGGAAGAAGCCAGTTTGGGGTCCGTGAGGTCATTCGCGCTTGCCGCTTGATTTTGAAAAGTGGTCTGTTGCCCCATGGAATTGTCCATACCGTATGTGTGAGGTTGAAGGAGTGGATTAACATCAAGCAACGCGTCTCGCGATACTGGCAGTTGCACGCGCTGATTGTTCGGTGAGCAATTGGGTGAAACCTCATTTGATTGAAAAATGAAGTTACCTTGACGAAGCGAGTCTTTGTTGATGGTGTGTGGTACATGCACGGAACGACCGTGGCTCTTCATGTATTCTCTGCTCGTCAGTACAGGCACAAGTTTAGCGTTATCGAAAGAATCCCCGCCAAAATTCAATTGAGTTTTTGGTTTGAGAACGCTCATACCACCCCTCTCCACAGTATCATCACCAAGAGCGTGAGCCAACAATCGCATCTTATTGTAGCGCGTGGTTAAGTCCTTTTTACTACCTTGCGGGAAAACTTTCTTCTCCATAGGACCCGTGGTCATTCGGACACCGTGTCCCAAAATGTCTCTGTTGCTACCACCCGCGGTATGCTCAAACATGTGATTCATCACCTCAGTGATGGCGTTGAACTCATCATTCATCGACATTGTGTCTCCGTTGTATGACACTGAGTTCCCGCCATGTAAGAAATTTTCATCATCATCTTCTTCTCTAAATGCATTGTGTAAACCACCTTGGGCGTGAAGAATCATCTTGCGACCCGTACCGGATAGCAACAACCTATGCGCGTCTTTAGGATTCTTGATTAAATCAAGGTGGCTATCAACATACCTACGCCCCTTTCGCCCCTTATTCGTCACTGCCGAAGGTGCTTCCTTCGCGACTGGTTTTTCAAGACGGTTGTGAGTGTAATAGCGCGCCATGAAAGCATCCTCGAAAGAGATGTTTTGCTTCTTCGCGGCTTCGCTGATTTCTTTAATAACATCGTTAAAGACGCTCAGTGATGCTTTGTCTGTCCCGTGCTTAGCGTAAACATGAGATGCTACTTCATGCCCTTTGACATGTTCGGGGAAGAAGTCCGAGAGATTGCGATACTCCCCTCGCTTACCATAAGTTGGTCTTTCAACCTTCAATTGGTTGATACGCTTCAATGTCTCTTTGTCAATGTATTGACTCATGCTACCGAAACTACCGGCTCCATGCGCCGTGATACCGTGAGTCGGAGGCTTATCTTCTTGTTCGTTTGAATAGCACAACTTTTCACGCTGTGTTGGTGTAAGATTTATCGCGATGTATTCAGCGATATGCATTCCATAAGCAGTTGCATTCCACGCGTCGTTGTTGTCCTTGTCACTCATACCTTCTTTACCGAAGATGCCGGGGAAGTGATGCTCATAGGCTGGCTTGACAATGCTGTTAAAAATTTCTTTGGTCACATCATGCGTCTGTCGCGCTATCTGTGAATGGTCTTGGATTGGCTTCGTCGCGTCTCCTTCGCTGATGTGAGGTTGTAAATCATTGATTTTACCGTAAAGCAAGTCGCGTTTTGCATCATCATTCTCGTATGCAATTTGATGAACGAGTTCACTTTTGTGCGCTAAAGCGAGAGTGGATGTGTCGGGGGCTATCACATATTCTTGACCGTGTTGGTCAAATCCAAAAGGCGTGACATTTCCTTCTTCGTTTAGATAATCTTTCAATCGCTTGTCCAATTTTGACGCTTTAGAGGTCTTCGGCTTGATTCCCTCGTTAGCCATGATTTCTCGCTTGACTTGTTTGGTAGTAAGAGCACCATGAACGAGAGATTCGGGTGCGTAAAATTCACCTCTCTTTATCGCGTCAATGTATTTTTGATATTCTTCAACTGTGTAAAACGAAGAAGTTTGAGTCCCTTGGGTATCGACTGCGCCAGCCAACTCACGATGAATTTGGTGAGCGCTTCGTCCTTGATTTGTCGGGTCGCTTCGTCGCGAAGAACGATAAACACCGCTCTTCCATTGGGACAATGATTCATCGTCTCGCAAATCAATTGGTTCGTGGAAGCCAAAAAGACCTATGGGGATTTTGAGTGTGTGTTCGGGCTTGGTCTTATCATAATCAAGACGCTTAATTTTATCGCCTCTCAAGTGTTCACTGTCAAATAATTTTTCATGCCCCTTATTGTGTGCATTAGCGCGCAACAGTTGAATTTCGGACAATGGGTGATTTGATACTAAATCATGCGATTGATGCAAGCCATCCATCCCTAAAATGTGTGTTATGTCGAGGGGGTCGGCCATGTAATGCGATTCCGCTCCGATGAACGGTGCGAGCGTGTCACTTGATGGTACGCGCGGACGAGGCATGTCTTTAGTGAAGGCTTCCATATCCCTGTCGGGGACCAGCGCGCGACTTGCCGCGGCTGGATTCTTAACATCTTGCATGTCAACAAACACTTCTTTGTTGTTCTTGAACTCGGATTCCATCTCAAGAACCTCACCTTCAGTGTACCCGTTCTTCTTTGCAATTGATTTTAACCGAGCGAGATTCTGTTCATCAAGGGCTTCATCGCCAACCATTTTGAATGAGTCGCGCAACTTTTCCTTTTTGCGACCCTTCTTTGGTCCTTCTTGAGTCCCTTCTTTCCTATCGGGGAAGTCTTGGCGGAAGGAGGGAACGATGAGACGCTCCTGTTCACCCTCTTGACCTCTCAAAGTATCAAACCAAACACCCGGCATTGCCTTATCGCGCAAGTATCCAAAATCATCAAATTCTTCGTTTTGATTTCCGTGAGCGCCCATGGATTCTGTCATTATCCCTAACACAGTCTCTTCATCCTTCGCGTCCTTCGGGTCACTCCAATCTTCGGGATAATTGCGAGTGTAATGAAGGTCATTCATAGACTCCATCATCAAATCCATCTTACCTTGAATCGCCACGGCTTCACCTGCTTTTTGAGCAAAGTCGTTGAGAAGTTCTTCACCAGCACTGCCGTTGAAAAATCCATCATCGAGCAGTGTTTTGAAATCGGGTATTTCGTCAGTCATTTCAATATATTCTGTACCAAAAAGTTCGTCAACGATACGATGAGGGTAAGCACCTTGGCCCGTTATATCCAAACCTTGCTCCGCCGCGTACTCATTAACCAGTTCGGAGAAATCTAAACTTTGTAGCAAACTATCTTGGAAGCCTTCAATGTCTTTCAAGCGCCGACCTTTCTTGATATTGTCAGCCATTTGGCTTGCGTACTCTTTTGGGGATTGCTCAAGTTTTCGTCTTAGGTCACTGTCCATCCTGTAACGATTAGGAGCCATGTGAGAACTACCCGTTTTCAATGCTCCACCAGCATAAGAATGGCGCAATGCAGTGTTGAAGACGCGACCGTGAAGCGCCATGTAAGAGCCGACCTCAGTGTTGCCGTTTGTTATGCGATTCAGTTCTTTTTGGCTTTTAGCCCCTGTCAACTTCCAATGAGTAATGTCGCGTATCATATCATTCGGTAGCATGTAAACGCCATCGCGGTATGCGTCAATTCCAATGCGTTCGCGTGAAGGGTACACCCAACGCCCATCTTCGGTTTTGATAGCCTTGTTTTCTGCTACAACTTTACTCAAAATTTTACCAGCATCGTTCTTAGGTTTCCCGCTCTCATCGAACCCCTGTCTCATGATATAATCGCGAGGTAACCCTTCATTCTCCCACTGTTTGGCCCAAACGAAAAACTCTTTCAAATGATTTTTCTGTTGAGGAAATTTGTTTTCATAATCCTTTTTGAAATCTTGAAAACCTATGTCAAACATCTTCTCAATGTTGAAATTGTTGCCGCTCCAAGCGCCAAGCAGGTTGTCTTTCTTCAAAGTAGGATGCAACTTCTTCGCGGCCTTTATCATCGCCTTGTTGAAATCGCTTGCTCTTCCGCGCGAAAACATCTTCCTCATCAATTGATGAAGGATTGGTATGCTTTCATAAGACACATCGTTGCCATAATTTGGAAACAAACCCATAGCGTGAATTGGATGGTGTGGTGTGTCAATAATTTCATGGTGTTCGTTATTCGGACGCGTTTCGTGCCTCCACGCTGTTGCATCGCGGACCATCTCATCTATGGCGTTCAAATTGCCTTCTTCAATCGCCTTCTCCAATTGCTCCTTTGTGAACAAACGAACGGCTGTATGTTGAGGATGAGGGGCAGGTTCATGACTTGTGGAGCGCGCTCGAATGGTTTTTGACTCTTCAAAGGCTGTTGGTTTAATCATCGTTGCGAGATACTCGTTTGCTTCTTTACGAAGTGGAGCATAGGTGATGCCGTGGTTGAATAGGTTCTGTGCGCTAAAGAGAACATCCGCCGCTTCGTTGCGAGCGTCAGCGCCTTTGACTAAAGCATCATAAAAGTCGTTGATGACTCTCGCGTGATATTGTGAAGCGTTTTCCCGCACACGCTCACCTCAAAGATAATCGGTGAGGTTGTATGCTCCTGTTGGGTGTCCTTCGCCGCCAGCCTTGTTTTCATGTGCTTCCAAAGCATTCTCATGAGGGTTCGCGTTTTTGAACTTGACCTCTTCTTTCTTAGGAGCGGTCTTCTTTTTGTCTTCAACCTTAATCATTCTTTGATTGGTATCGTAATAGCCAGTCTTGACTGGTTCAACGCCAGTTACTTCGCTGAATAAATCAGCGTGTTCCGAACCAAAATCCTTGGTTTCTTTGTCAACTTTAGCAATCAATTCATTTGCTTTTTGAATTGCTTCATCAACATCGGGCGCAAACTTACCTGCTTCAACTTTCATTGGCTTCATTGGTCAATCCTCCTTCCTTCTGCTTCTGCGGCTGTATTAGCCATCGCGTGAATTTGACTCCAATCCATATCATGCCATTCTTCATTTGATGCTGGCATGTTCATGCCTGCATCGTCAATAGCATTAGCGGCTTTGGAAATAACATCTTCGCGGTCACCACGGAGTGGGTCGCCCCACACATCTTCGTTAGCAGGAGTATTTGCTCGGACAAACCCTGCGCGCTTGAGTAGTCTCATTGGAGAATCCATACTCTTGCGCATGGATACAATCTCAGCATCCATAGATTCCATTTTGCTGATGAGCGCTTTCATCAACACCATAGCATCGGTGTCGTCGCTCATCTTCACACCTGTCCTTGCTTCTTGAAGATTCCACCAACGCGGTCGGGACCAATGTATCCCATCGGTCGGCTACCCTTAGCGATAACACCCTGTGTGCTATTGAATTGCATCACAGGCGCTCCGCCAGCGTATCGGTCATTTACACCAAGAATGCGGTCACCGCCATTCTCGGACTTGTAAATTTGAGTCACATCGTCAGCGAGGAAGTCGCTGGTTGTTTGAATACTGCGTAAGAATTGTTCGGCTGAAACAAGGTCGTTATTGGCAAGCGCGACTTTGAACTCCGACAGTGCGGATTCGAGTTTTCGTACCATTGGGTCCATCTTTGTAAGGAGGCTCATGGCTCCGACGAAGACGCATCACCACTTTAACCTATTGGAAACCGCTTTCTTTTTCTTTCGCGGTAGGGTCAGTCGCCGATTGAATACTGTCAAGCGCTTGTTCGATTGGAGTCTTCTTCCCGCCTCTTTGATTTTTCTTGGAGGAAGGAGCACCCGATTGGTGTGTTTCGGAACTGATAGGAGCGGGGCCATTATCGCGTTGTCCTGTCCCTTCACCAAGTCCGATAGCCTTCTCCATCATCATGATTTGCCCCGGTCCTCCGGGCGGAGGCCCTCCACCGCCCGGCGGAAGCCCACCTCCGGGCGGCATCATTGGACCCCCACCCTGTGGAGGTATGCCGCCCCCCGGCGGCATAGGTGGAGGCATTCCACCACCCGGCGGCATTCCGCCCGGCGGCATTCCGCCCGCGCCAGCCTGTTGTTGTTGTGCGGCTTCTTGCGGGTCGGGTTTCTTGTAAGTGAATCGTATGTCGCGTCCAGCATCTTCTGTGAGTTCGGGTTGGAAACCAAGCCCTTGCATACGCTGTGCGATGTTGACTTCTTGCTCATCGCGACGGAGGCGTGTGATTTCATCTTCTTCTTCGTTCGGATAAAGTGTCAAACACCAGTCACTAACACCCATTTGCTCAAGCAAACGAGGGAAGAGTTCGCGGGAGTACAATTTTTGTCCCGATTCAACAGCGCGATTGGTGACGAGTATTTGCATACCCTCGTTGTTTAATCCGCCGGATTTACCAGTATCCATCATGAATACATTGGATACACCGTAAAATGCGGCAATGCGCATTCGTATTTCATCGCGGATTTGAGAATACTGCATCTCATCAAGACTGTCCATGAAGCGAACGAACTCAACCTTACCACGACCCGAAGCGGACTCGACGCCAACCTTTGGAATGTAGTGAGGGTCACGCTCCATTTTCTCTTCTGCTCCTTTCCAAAAAGCCGCAGTTGATTGAATGTTATCTGTTGTAATCGCAAGAATACCTCGCGGAATACGCCTCTTTTGATATGCGAGGTAAATGTAATTGTCCATCGCAGTGAGGCTCATTGCTTGACGCCACATACTCGCGACCGGAGAACGACCGTACAATTTAGACGGATTGAATTTAGATGTATGCAACACCTCTCCTTCAAGGTAATACTGTGTTTTACCACTACCTGCGGTGTTGATGTAGTGAATGTCTTGTAGTGGTAAAGAGCATATTTCACATTTTTTGTGGTCGCCGTTGTGAGAGTAGGTCTTGTCGCGATGCACAGGGCATAGTAAGTATCGACCCCCGCGCTTACCTGCTTTATCGGCAACAATACGCATGAATGTAGGGTCACCGCGAATCAACTCCTTGATTCGGAAAAATTCAATTTTACCACTGTCAGCGTCAATGAAGTATTCCTTGATGAGAATTAGGAACGCGTCATCAACAATATCCAAATCCCACTCAACCTCTTTCATGACTTCAATGAAAGACTGGTCCATACTGTTGCGTTGTTTCATCAACCATCGCGGGTAAAGAATTTGGTCAGCATCGGGGCTGTCAAATTCTTCATTCCCACAAATGCGACATTCTGTCACCGTGTCATGTTGATATTCCTCTTCGCAGTTCTTACATTTCTTATGGTATTTCTTCTCCCAATAATAACCGCGGCGGAAAATCTCTTGGCACAGTGTGTTGATGGTTGTTCGGAGAATGATGGATTCTTGCACAGTCGCGTAAAGCGCAGGTATTGAGACACCTTGGACAAGAACAGGCTCTTGAATACCCGTCTTCCACAAAGGCATCTGCGGTTCGGGGGTCGAGCGTCGGTTGAAGGGTTTGGTTATTGAAGACAGGAAACGCCCTACTACACCTTGTTTGTCTGCCATTAAATCATCTCCACAAGTCGGTCAGCGTCGTCAAGGAGACGAAGGGTTTCACCGTCCCGACTAAACATCGCACGAACTCCCACCTCATCAATGTTCCACTCTTTCAAGAGTTCCTCGCGCTTATCGGGAACATCCTTCCAATTCAACCACTTTACAATGCGATACAACTCATCGCGGCGAGATTTCATAATGTCGGTTTTACGACCGCGCAAATCAAGCAACTCAATCACTGCACCAGCCTGTCCCTTCTTCATCCGCAAGTGTTGGGTGATGCCTTTCATCAATTTACGCAAATCTTTCTCACTGTAAAATTGCAGTCGATGTTGAGTCCGTCGGCTGTTCTTATGAATTTTCAAATCGGTTTGCAGTACGCCACAACCAAGCGCTTTGTGTAAATTCTCACAATGCATCTTACCTCGCTCACCCGTAGCGATAAAGCCAGCGCGGGGTTCCATCCTCTTCGTAATAGTGATGTAGCCGTCAGCATCAAGAAAACCAGCGGCATAAGCCCACACATCTTTGAAAATAACTGTCTCATCGCGCACGATTCCCCAAGATGCACCAATCTTCTCAATATCATACTCAACGCCGTGCATTTTGAGAATCATGCTCAACCGATTAGGAGAAAGATTTCTCGCTTTCTCAATGCTTGCGCATAATTCGTTTGAAGAAAGCGGCCCGCGCTCTTCAAGAATCAAGTGTGCTTTGGTTAATACGATTGCATCAGTTTTTTTGATGTTGTCAACAGAATGTAAAGAACTTCTCCATTCCTTCTTTGCATCTTTTTTGAGTTGCTGAGCCTGTTTCCATATTGCTCTTTGCTCATCATTGAAATTTCCATCAATGAGCAACAATTTAGTTATGGCATCGTTTGCCTTCTCCCACTGTACGCACGCGCGCCGAAGAGAATACTCTCGCGAACTACCGTGTTTTCTCAACGCTTGCAAATCTCGTTCATTTATGCCTAAGTTGCGAACAGTATTCTCATGCTTACCAATCCAATCAATTGATTGTAGCGTAGCCTCGACCTCTTGTTTCTTTGCAATTCGGATAGCGTCGATAGCGTGGTCGATAGCGTCACGCATATCTTTATTTTGACGGCGAGCCATTCTCAAGTCTTTGACTAAATCACCAGCCCCACGACCAAACATAGATTGGAACCATCCACCGTCGGGAAGTGACTGCTTTAGTTGTTGGTTAATCATCCCTCGCATCTTTTTCTCTTCCTCAGCCTCTTCGATTTGATTCGGACGCGCAGGTGTAGGGTTAGCGTTCGCTTCCCCTTCCCCTTGAGAAGTGGGTGCGGGAGCGTCTCCGAAGGAGGGACCGCGTATGTTTGTTTTAAGAAGCGGGTGATTGCTCAACATGTCTTGGATGGCGGTCAAATCAATTGCACTCATGACGCATCACCTCACCGCTCCCGTCCATGGCTAAGGGATTACCGTTTTTAAGCCAACAGTCTTTACAAAATCCAAAAGGATAAATTACGGGGCTGTGATAACACTCCCCGCAATAAGTTGACATTAACAGTTCCACCTTTTCAGCGACGCGCCTTTAGGAGTGAGTTTACCACCCTTGCTTGTTGCACCTTTCATTCCACTCATCCGCGCACAAAAAGACTTACGCCTCTTAGCCTTCTTTGAGCCGGGTTTGAGTTTGCTTGGTTTGGTTGTTACAGGAGGTTTGAGATTCGCACCGCTCTTACGCTTGGCGGCGGCACGACCTTTGGCGTTCAATCCACCCTTCTTGCTATGCTTGTTTGGATTGTAGCCGTGGAAAGGTTTGCTCTTTTTCTTGGCTTTGAGAAGAGCGGATGAAATGTCCATTGGTGAACAGCAATTGCAGAATGAAACTTCTTTTGCAATTACCCTACTATCCATTGTTGCTAATTCTTCTGCTGTTATTGGTTCGTGCATTATGTATTCGTAGTTCATCTTAACCACCGTGGGCTTACCACCCACTCCTTGTTTTTTGCTACGCTTGCGTTTTGTCGCCGCGCGCTTTTGACCCGACGACATAGAGCCGCTGGTCTTAGGAGTTTTACTTGTTACTTTGACAGAAGGGCGACACTTAGGGTAGCCCTTAGAAGATTTACTGGCTTTGCTTCGACCACACGGAGGATGCTTACCATCCTTACCTGTGCGCGAAACATCCACCCACTTCTCCTTGAACCAACGGTTCAAGTTCTTTTCAATTGTCATACCACTCGCACCATTTTTTTCATGGTAGTCTTTTGCTTATCCATCAAAGCATAGCAAGGACATTTAGGAGACTTTGCAGAACAATCGTTACCTTCAATCATACAGACGCAGGGGGTCTTTTTCGTGCCACCGCAACAGCATTTATCTTTTTTGAGTTTCATTTCTTTTTGCCTCCTTTCTTCTTCTTGCCTTTGAATTTACCTTGGCAGTATTGAACGGCCCACCCATTTGCATACGCGCTTGGATAAACTTTGAACTTACGCTTCGCCGCGGCTTTACCAGCGGGACACAACTTTTTCTCAAGGTATCCAAACGCGGCATTCCCTGCAAAACAAAATTGGCAATCACAAGTCATTCAAAAACCCCATTCATCAAAAGGAAAAATCAATCCAACAGCCCCATCATTATATCATCCAAGTCCACGATTCGTTCGCGGAACTCTGTGGTAGCCCAATGAGCCAAAGCAAGAGCGATGGCGAAGTCATCGTGTCGTCCGATGCTGTCGAGTCGTCCTTTCTTACTCATACCGAACATCAGCAATTCTTTCTCAAGTTCAGCCATCAGCGAGCGAGAACGGTCGTCACCCCACGGCAGTCGCATCTGTTCGTTCTCGAATCGCAATACCAAACCCATGAGAAGCGACTCACGGCGTTGGCGCGTGGAAATGAATGTTTTGATAGGAAGGTCTGTGTCTGCGCGCAACTCAGTTGCGAAGACCCGCTGGAAGTTGTTCGCCTCTAATTCAATCACATCGGGATTGAACTTCGCGTTAATTCTTTGAATTTCCATAATCTGTGTTCGGAAATCCATGTTCTTACGGCGCACTGCATGAACCAATTCAAGCAGTTCGGGGTTGGTTGATGGGCGACGAAGAACTACCATTACAGTAAAGTCAGCGGCCCTATCGGAAGAGATAGCAGGGTCCCAACCGACAAAGTATTGGTCGTCGGGGTCACCGACTTCGCGGTCAATAATTTTGAGTGTAGTGTCTTTGGCGAGTTGAAGAACGGTCGAAGGGAACAGACTGCTCACATCGTCCATAGGTTCGCAAAGATATTCTCGCGCAAACGCAATCGCAGGCATGTCAGCCCTGCGCGCATCCAATGCTTCTAAGTCCCATCGTTCGGGCCAAAGGGCTATTCCTTTTGCGTTGATTGCCGGATATGTTTCAACAAGATACCCGTCGCGACTCTCAAGTTCAGTGTAAAGGTCAGTCGGAGTAAACGGTGTGCCGACAATCATCAGTTTGGATGTGTGGTGAAGTGTAGGTACAAGAACTTCGTAAAACCAAGAAGCCACTCTCATTAGTTCAGTATCTGTTGTACCCCACAGAATGTCGTCACAGAGGATGAGGTCGGGGTGGATACCACGGATAGCGCCTCCGACAGACTTCGCGCTGATGTTTGAGCCATTGCTAAAACCGAAGAAAGTCTTTGACCAACTGTCAGCCTTCTTCATCTTAGCGAGAAAGGGTATGCCATCAATAAGGTCATTGAGTGTGCGCATGTGGTGGATGGACTGATGAAGACTGTGTGAAATCAAGACAGCCTTCGTCTTAGGGTTGAATGCTGTTTTCCAAAGCATGTAGCCGAGGAACAGTGTTGATTTGCCGTGGTCACGCGCCGCTTTGACGCAATAGCGCTTGTGTGATTCAAGATTGTTGAACCATTGATTGTGATGCGTTGAAAGTTGAAACCCAAGAATCTCTTCAAAGAAAAACTTGAAGTCACGCTTCGCGACTTCAAAGTCGATTTCTTCTATTGCTTCAAGGGATAACGATTCCACACACCATCACCTAATCGCTAATTGCTTCATCAAAAGATTCCATCCGCGCGTATCAATGCTGTCTGCTGATAGTGTCAATGGTGCTGAAATAGCCGGCGCTGGCACATCTTCTTCTTCAAACTCGTCGTTGCCTTGCGTCGCTTCTTCAACCATCTCTTTCGCTTTAGGATTACCCTGTTTTGCAGACTGTGCTACTTGTTCAGCCTGTGCAGGTGTCAAACCATGGTATTCGGCAACTGCCGCCGCTATTTGCTGAGAAAAACCTCGGTTCCCAAAATTCTTAGCATTCGCTTCATAAGATTCGGGCTTGTTCCGCGCACCTTCAAGAAGTCTATTGTAACCCGTCCTTCGCGAACTGCCCGGTCGGAAAATCTTCTCGGATTGCGTTCTTGCAAATTCTTCAGCAGGGTCAGCGACGGGTTGAGGCGCGCCTGCTTCGGGTGCAGGCATTTCAGTGGATGGGGTTGGCACATCTTCTTCTTCATACACAGGGGCTGGCACATCTTCTTCTTCATACGGCTTCGGGCTTTGGTCACTGAGCGCTGATTCAACAGGCCCTTCTTCCATAGCATCCTTCGCCGCTTCTCCCGCCGCCGCCGACGCAGGGTCAATCGTTCGCGAACTTTCCCTTCGCTTATTGCCCAACTCTCGGATTTTGTTACGAAGACCACCTAAACCAGCGTTAGGTCCGGCCTCATCAATGTCTGCTTGCAACTTCTTTTTTGCTTCTTCATTCGCATCAAAGTCAGTTTGATATTGATTCATTTGCTCATCGCGAAGAGATTGGTGTCCGGCTTGCGATGCGCGTTGCTTTTGTCGTTGAAGTTCTCCTGCCCGTCCGGTTTGTAATTGGTCTAATTGGTTTTGGTCGCCGCGTCGCTTGATGGTTCTTGCCATAACGCCGTCACCAACGCGCTTGCCTGTCGCATCTTTTTCACCTAAGAGAGCATCCATACCATGGCGAGCAGTATCACCTACGCCTTGCATGAAGTTACCCATTCGTTGCCTAATGCCGGGGAATTTTCGGGCCATGAAATCGCGTGCTTTACCAGCACCAGCGGCCATTCCGCGACCTGCCCCTCTCATGGCTTGACCAGTTTTTTCTTTTGCACTACCATACGCTCTGCCCATTGCTGGTCCAGCGGTGTTCTGTGCGAAGTCCTTTGCTCCAGCATACGCTCGACCCATTGCTGGTCCAGCGGTGTTCTGTGCGAAGTCCTTTGTCGCATTTGCACCAGCGGCAATACCCCTACCTGCCATTTGTGCGCCGCCCATGATGGCGCGGCCTGTGTTCGCCGCGGCATGTCCAGCGGCGGCTCCGTAAAGACCAGCCTGCATAGCATTCCTTGCATTGGGGTCTTGTTGATAATTATCAAGTCCCTGCATGGTTTGTTGAGTTTTGTATTGTCGTCGTGCTTGGTGAGGGGATTGTACGGCAGTACCAGCATAGGGTTGTGCCGCGCGGAAATCTTGAGTGACCCCGTATGGCACTTGCTTGCGGATAATGTCGGGATGAGAGTTGTCGCGTTCTGCGACGGCCTTGATGAGTGGTTCCCAAGTATTGTCTTGAGTATCAAACATAACATAGTTCATATCGGAGATGTTGCCGCCTTTCGCGAAAATAAATTCCATAGTTCCAGCATCTCTGCCGTGCTTAATCATACTGCTGTTCCA